TCGTTATGGGATAGTGATGAGTAGACTAGCACCCATGACCACCGACACGGGTACCACGTCTGAGCTAAAAATGGCCGTTATTGATCTCTTTGCCGGGCTTCTAGATGACCTGGAAATGACCGACGACACCCAGGGTGATCTGTCCGATCAGGCCATTACTGAGATGCATGACAGGAACATAGGTCTTGCCGGGTTCCTAGTGGGCTCTCTGGGGCTCTCAGATGCCACAAAAACCACCGACGGGTACTTGGCTAGGGTAAAACTCGCAGAACCCCTTACATACGTTGATACGCACCTAAATCAAGCCAGATAGTTTGCCTGTAGGCCACCTGAAGTCAAGGTGGTGGTAATCGGGTCCCAGATACCCTATAATTGATACTAGTCAATCCAACCGGCACCGCCCCCTACTGCAAGCGGCCCTTACCCACGGGAGACAACTTGAATACCACACTAGGCGGAATTCTATTATCCATCGGCATGTTCGTTACCAGTTGGGCGCTTCCAAGCTCTCCACAAGAACCTGAACTCAGAGGATGGACAACACAGAAATCCGTCGAGGTGTTCGAGCACAGAACTCCAAAAACCACAATAAACACTGCCCCTTCTATCGTATTTAGGCATGGGGACATCTCTTGGTTGCCGGCACTAGCCAAAGAGGCTGGCTGGCCAGAAAAGACGTGGGACACATTGGGTCAAATAATTCTCAGGGAGTCTGGTGGTTGTCCAAACCGACGTGGTGGGGACATGGTGGACAAGAACTGCAACATCACGGGTGTTTCGGAATGGGACCATCGCTCTGATACGGGCTTGCTTCAGATCAACGGCGTGAACTACAACAAAGAAAGAAATAAGTGGGCTCGGGTTTGTCTGGATATGGGCGTCTGTACCCAAGAACCTCTACTTGACGCATTGACCAACCTAAAAGCTGGCTATGTCCTTTACCAGTACTCAGGCTTCGGGCCATGGGATCCCTGTCAGTGGGGTCCAGAGTATGCCAAGCGTTGTAAGGCAACCAAAAAGCCATAACACGCGCCAACGGATGATGCTCTTGTAATCTCTTCAGTAGGTAATCAGGGGTGTACTCCTATGTCTAGATGACCCCTGATTGCCGACCAATCTTCTGCCGGGCTAGTCTTATGACATGGCCAAAAACAAAAAGAAAAAACAAGAAGAAATACGGGACATCGCACATCGAGAGAGTGTTCTCAAAGCTGCGCTCGAAGCTGTGACTACAGCGCGAAACCAGTCTTACGGTGAACCACAAGATGACTTTGCCTGTACGTCAGAGCTCTGGGATTCATACATCACCCGGCTAATCCAGGTCCGAGGATTTGTGAACCTGCAGCCGCACGACATCTCGGCCATGATGATCCTTCTCAAAATCTCTCGACTCGCTAACTCACCCGGCGAAACAGATCACTGGGTTGACATCGCCGGCTATGCTGCCATCGGATCAGAGTGCGCTACCGAGGCCGACACCCCCTGCTGCGAGTAGCTGTGGGAACTGTACGCTGCCTGTGTGACCGGGTTAGCAACCCAACGTGTGACGCTGACGATGAAGATGATGGCCGACACCCGGCGTTGACGCCAACGGTCTAGCTGTTCTTGTCGAAATCCTGCATGAGGACGTATTCCTCGGCTCGCCGGTCCTGTTCGTCATTGTAGAGATCAATCACTTCTTCGCGCTCTTCTTCGCTGAGGCCGTTTAGGTTCATGCCTGCACCGTAGCGTCAACGAAAACGAAGTGTGCTGCTACCTCGACACCGAACTCCTCGGTAAGGTCATTCCATGTGAGAACACGAGCATCGTCAACATCGGTTGTGGTGGCGGCAAGTGTTATTGATCGAATAGTGCTTACCTTGGCGAGTCGGTCATCGGCCCGGTAAGTTACGAGATACGTCTGCTCAAAGTCCATGTCGCTCATGAGTCAAGACCGCACTTCGGGCAATACGAGTCATACTCGTGGTCGCAATAGTTACCAATGTCATCAGTGCTCACTAGATAGAAAGTTAGTGCGGCCGAAGCAAAAACAGCCAATCCAAGAATCCAAAACGGAATAAACAATCTCATAGAGTCAGAATACACCTAGAAGCAAGCCTTATCGCCGCGTCTGATCAGTCCAGCATTGACGGCAACTGCCCAATCGGTCTCGCCACCAATTAGTTGGCGCATAAACAGAATACGGTCACGGACCAACTCTCGATCTGCCGAGTCACCGTCAAAGGGAAGCGATGGGTTCGGGTCACTAACGTAAGCAAGTACGGCAACTTGTATCTCGGCTTCAGTAGCGAACGGGTAAATTGACCCAGAGCGATCCAAGTCGTAGAAATCTTGACAGTAGTCCACAAACTCGGCCACGTTGTCAAGCGAAAAGGTTATGTCTAGGTGTGAGGTGAGGTTGTTCATAAACCTATTCTGCATCCTCGTCATCTTCTAGCGCGTCTTCATCGATGGCGAACATAGAATCCCAGCAAGCAGGGTGAGTGCCAGAAATAATCTGCTCACGAAGCGTCCTATCGAGTTCAGGGAAAGCTACTTGGGCAAACTCGCCACGGTGGTAGGCGGCAAGGCCATCTGGGGTAACAGTGACTTCGCCTTCGCAACCACAATGGAAGCACTTAGGAGTCGTGATGGTGATAAGTCTGTTGCTCATACGACAAATATAGGGCAAAGTAATCCACCAGCGCACTTCTGGCGATCCTCAACGCGCTGACCAATGAGTGTGGGCTCTAATAGTGGTATGACAACAACTACTTACGCAGACAAGGTCAAATACGTCAGCCGCGATTACGGCTTTATGGTCGGCAAGACCGTAAAACAAGTTCGCCCAATGACACAAGAAGAGTGTGATGACTTGGCTTGGGAATTTGAGTACGAGGACTACGCCGTAGTGGTCATATTCACAGACGGCACGGGCTTTATCCCTATGGCTGACCCCGAAGGTAACGGTGCTGGCTTCCTTGCCGAAACGATTAGCTCATGAACATAAGCGAATTCGTGGCAGAACACATCGAAGTTCTGAAACACACCAAGATTGATGGTTGTCGGCGCAACAACGGCCCGATGGATCTACAACCAATGATGGTTTGGCTCAATGAACATGACGATACGAACATTGCCATACTCGAAACAAAGGGTGAGAACACTCTGGATTACGTTCCACAGACTTTCGGACTCCTTACGCAGCAGAATCCAAAGTTTGTCATCTTCATGGCAGAGTCTTTGGCTCGAGCGATTGACAAGTCAGAGGTAGATCGGTTTCTTAGCACGCATGTTCCCGGTAACTTACAAAAAGAACACAAAAGTCGTGGCCCGCTATCGGGCATCAAAGAGCTAATCGCATTCAACGGACTCGATACGGACACGGGTGAGCAAGTTCACGGGTTCATGGAGTTCACGTATGACGATTTCGGTATTCCTGTGTTCTCTAAGCCGCGTATTGAGATGGTTTCAGAGGATCAGATTGACAAAGCAAACATGACTTTCCTGTTTCATGAGTTCTACAAGATCATCAAGAAGATGCGAGCGCTTGACCTGTAAGTCTGTTCGCTATTCTTTGTCTAACTGACTCGACTACATCGCCGCCGTCCACTGCCCCGGCGACAACTTGCTCTTTCCGAGAGATTGCACGGTGAATATCTTCGTCAATGCTCTCTGCAAGCAGCACATACGTCACTCGGACTGATCCATGCTGTCCAATTCGATGTAAACGACTGTACGTTTGCTGCACATCTGCCGGCGTCCACGGGAGTTCAACGAAAACTATGTCCTGAGCCGCTGTAAGAGTGTGCCCGGTCTTTGCGGCCTCGATTGAAAGAGCTATTGCCGGGCTATCTTCGACTGGATTCTCCTGGAATCGACGTTTAGCTTCCTCGACATCGGCCACAGACATGCCGCCTTGTATCTTCAGGCCGCCATATCGAGTTGCTATTGCGTTGACAATGTCCCGGTGGTGTGCTGCAATCACTACTTTGCGCCCGGACTCGACCATTTCGTCAATCAGCTCAAAGACACCCGGCAATTTGGCCTCAGCAGCAAGCCGCCGCAGCACAGAAATACGTGCGAGCTGCTCTGGTGCGTTAGTTGATCGGCCATTCTGCTCAAGCCAGGCCCCTAAATCAGATGAAGCAGCGTCATAGTCCCGTTGTCCACGCTCTGATCCCTGGAAATACATCGTTGATTCAAAGATTGGCGGCAATTCAGACAGTACTTGCTCTTTGGTTCGCCGGATGTAGCACGTCGAACGCAGCGTCGCGTTGAGTTCTTCAAGGTTTGAGTGGCCATCAAGCCGCCATTGACCATGCTTGTCTCGATGCGCATTGCAGTACCGGCGATAGAAGCCCCATCGACCACCAAAACTGTCAAGTTGACCCAATAAATCAAGCTGCGCCACGTATTCTGCCGGGCGTGAAGCTACGGGTGTGCCGGTAAGTAGCAGCACCGGCGTCTCTTTGGTGGCCCGGCGAACGACTTTGATCGCTGCTTTGGTTCTTTGCGCGCCATATGTCTTCAGATAGTGGCTTTCATCGAACACGTAGCCGCCTAAACCAGTCAGCTGGGCCTGCCACGCAGTCAAATTGGGGTAACCGACGACCACAACGTCGTAAGTCCCGTGTTCTGGGAACTCTTTTCGCCCGGAAACGACTGCAACACGCCGCTCTGGCAGCCATTTTGCATACTCTTTGGCCCAATTGAGCGTCAAGTTTGCCGGGCATATGACTGCAATTGGGTAAACAGGTGACTCTTTATGCATCTCTTCGACTGCAGCAATACCCTGAAGTGTCTTTCCCAGCCCCATTTCGTCGGCGATAAAGCATCTACGTCTGTTTTTTGCATACATAACGCCGGCTTTTTGGTAAGACATGAGCTTGTCAAACCCGGCAATGACAATTTCGGCCCCAGTCGAGCGTGATTCAGCTAGTGCGGCTTCCATCGTGACCCGGATTCGATCTGATTCTTCAATCAACTGCAACGGGACTTCCACACGGAACGCCT